GCATGGACGACGGCACCTACCGCGACATGCTGTGGGTGATCGCCCGTGTGCGCTCGGCGGCGGATCTCGACTTCGCCGGCCGGAAGAGCGTGCTCGATCACCTGTCCAGCCGGGGGGCGAAGATCGGAAACGGCCGCCCGGCGCGACAGAACGAGTGGGCCTTCATCGACCGCGCGCTGGCGGACTGCCAGCCGATGCTGCGCAAGATCTGCGTGCTGAGCCGCGAGCTGGGCATCGAGCGCGGCAAGCAGAAACGCTACGTCGAGGGCATCGCCCGCCAGATGACCGGCATCGAGCACGGCGGCGCCGTCATGAAGCCGCTGGAGCTGTGCAGCTACACCGAACTGTGGCGCATCACGGCGGCACTCAATAAGCACCTGCAGCGGCGGGAGGGGAAGGCGTGAGTGGCCACGCCATGCTCGCCTTCGCCTTCCTCGCAGGCGCCGGCTTCGGCGCGGTGATCGCCTGGGCCTGGTTCGAGCGCTACGGCCGGCCGCGCGAGATCGAGATCAAGGTCGACAAGGCCATGCTATCGCAGCTCAACGAGGCGCTGGTCATGGCCTGGCTCGATTCGCGCGGCCTGGTGTGGATGCCGAAGGGCGTCGACTTCAAACCGAAGGTGCCGAAAGCATGATGCACCCGCTCACGCCGGATGACATCGAGATCGTCGGTCATCTGCTGCCGCCGTCCGCGCACGTGCTCATCAAGCATTTGGGCGTGGCGCCGGCGCTCGCGCTGCTCAACACCTGGCCCGGCGTGCAGTTCCAGATGCCGCGCCGCCCGGATGCGAATCCTGCCGGCGCGAAAAAATGGAAGTTCATCGCCTCGATCATGGGGGAGGAGGCGACCGGCAAGCTTGCCGCTTACGCAGGCGGCGACGTGCTTGAGATTCCTATGTGCCGCGCGGCGCGCGACGAGTTGCGTCACCGCACCATCCGGGCCGAGTTCGATGCGCTCACCCTCGTGGAAGGCATCAGCAAGTCGCAGGCCGTGCAGATCCTCGGTCTCAAGTACGGCCTGGTATGGCGTCAGATGGAAAAAATAATCGATCGCCCCGACGCCGCAGCTCCGGCTGCGGTGCAGGAGAGCCTGTTCTGATATATTTCACGCGCCCCGATTGATCCGGCGGCGACCCCCGACCCGCTTCCCCCTGCGACATCCGTAGCGCGCGCGCGAAACTCGCGCGCATGGCCTACGCACCGTCCTACGCCGCCCGCGCTCCCGCGCCCGTCACAGACGGGCGCAAAGTCGACCTGATCGTCGTTCATTGTTCGGCCACACCGAATGGCCGCTGGGTGTCCACGCTCGACATCGATCACTGGCATGCCGAGCGCGGCTTTAAGCGCCAGGGCGAGTGGCGCGCGCGGCAGAATGCGCAGCTCGGCAGCATCGGCTACCACTTCGTCATCTACACGAACGGCGCCATCGCCACCGGCCGCCACCTGGCCGAGGTTGGCGCGCATGTGGCCGGCCACAACCGGAACTCCATCGGCATCTGCACGGTGGGGACAGATAAATTCTCCCTTGCTCAGTGGAGCGCGCTCGCCGCGCTGGTCGCGCAGCTGCAAAAGGAATTCCCCGGCGCGCGCGTGACCGGGCACCGCAACCTTTCCCCGGATGCCGACGGCGACGGCACGGTCGAGCCTCGTGAGTGGACGAAAACCTGCCCAGGCTTCGATGTCGAAGCCTGGGTGCGCGCCGGCATGGTGCCGCCGGCGGCGCACGTGCTGGAGGCCGGGTCGTGAAAAAACCCTGGTGGAAATCGAAAGTGCTCTGGTTTAACGCGGTGGTGTCCGCCCTGGCCGCGCTTGAAGCCGGCGCCAACCTGATCCAGCCGTATGTGCCCGGCAACATCTACGCCTGGGGCCTCCTCCTGCTGATCGTCGGCAATGCCGTCCTGCGCGTCGTCACCGTCGAGGGGCTCAATCTCAAATGAAGCGGGCGACGGCCATCGTCCTCGTCTGCGCCGTCGTCGTCCTGGCCGCCGTCACGGCGGTTGGCCTTGCCTGGTGGCTGCGTCCCGACGCGGCCGTCGAGACGCCCGCGCCGGCCGCAACGCAGGCCGACGGCAGCCTGGTGCTGGCGCGCGCGCCGGACGCGAAAGCAACGCCGAAACAGGCGGTGCCGAAAGGCGCCCGCGTCGAGCGCGTGATGGCGGTGGACGTGAAGCCCGCCGGCGGCGGGCTCAAGCCGGGCGCGGACTCGCTGCGCGTCGACATGACCCTGGTGCGCCTGCCGGACAAGACCCGCCGCGTCGTCGCCAGCTCGCCCGATGGCGAGGTGGTCGGCGGGATCGACATCCCGGTCGAGCCGGCCGCGCCCGAGCCCGAGCCGAAGAAGTGGGCGGCCGGCGTCTCCTGGTCTCCCACGCACCGAACGGCCGGCATCTGGATCGAGCGCGATATCTGGCGCGTGCGCGTCGGCGCCGAGCTGGCGCAGGTGCGCCCGCTCGGCCTGTACGGCGGCGCCGATGCCGAACTGCGCGTACGGGCGGGATGGACATTCTGATGGATGTATTCGACCGCGCCACCGAGCGCGAAGAGCAGCTGCGCGAGGCCGCGTTAAAAGCCCAGGAGCGGCGCGCCGGGTTAACGGGCAAGACCTGGCGGGATTCTGCCGAGGAATGCCGGGTGTGCGGCGCCGGCATTCCGCTGAAGCGGCGCCGCGCCGTGCCGGGCGTGCAGACCTGCGTCGATTGTCAAACCGATTTGGAGCGGGCCGCGAGCCCCGGATAGGAGAGCATGGACCTCGAAGTCGTCAAGACCTGGCTGACCGTCATCAACATGATCGGCACCTTCGGCATCGGCGTGTGGCTGTACCTGGAGAAACGCAGCGACAAGACCAATCTGCGCATCGACGTTGTCGAAGCCTCGTTGAAAGTCCACGGCGAGCAGCTCGCGCACCTGGAGGCGAAGGCCGATGGGGCGCCGACGCACGACGATCTTTCCGAGCTGCACGAAAAGGTCAACAAGGTCGGCGAGGGGGTTAAGGAGCTGACCGGGGAATTCAAGGGGGTCCGAAACCTACTGAACACTATCCACCAGCACCTGCTCAACGGAGGCAAGCCGTGAGCTACGCGCAGAGCGTCGAATCCGCCCGGCGGCTGACCATCCTGCTCGCCTTGTTTTTCGCGCCCGGCTACACGATGGCGCGCGCCGCGCTGCGCGTTCAGGTTGAGCTGACCGGCTACCTGGTTAGCTCAGATCGTCTCGCCACGGACCTGGCCTGGCTGGCCGAACAGGGGCTCGTCGAGGCGCTGGAGCTCGACGCCGTGCGCCTCACCGACCGCGGCGCCGACGTGGCCACCGGCAGGACGCAGACTCCCGGCGTGCGCAGGCCGGGTCCGGGAGAGGCGTCGATTTAACCGCAGGAGGATGTATGGAAAACCAGCACCAGCACATCAAGGGCTACCGCGATCTCTTTCAAGATGAGATCGCGCTGATGAACGAGATCAAGAACAAGGCGGCCGAAGTCGGCGCACTGATCGAGGCGCTGGAGACAGCCGCAAAGGATCGCGGCCTGCTCGACGGCCGGTGGATCGCCATCGGCAAAACCGACCTGCAAAAAGGTTTCATGGCCCTGGTGCGCGCAGTGGCGCGCCCTGAGAGTTTCTAGCGATCATGGCCCACGGCGAAGACATTCGCCGCGCCGTGCGCGCGGCTTTCATCTTCCAGCAGCTCACGCTGGAGGTGTCGGCGCAGAGATCCGGCGTGCCGCTCGCCACCGCGCGCCGATGGAAGCGCGATGCGCTCGACGCCGGCGACGACTGGGACAAGGCGCGCGCCGCGCAGATGATCGCCGGCGGCGGCATCGAGGACGTGGTGCGCCAGACCCTCGCCGTGGTGGTGCAGCAGGTGCAGTCTACCGTCGATGCCATCCAGGCATCGCCCGACATGCCGCCGGCCGAAAAGGTCAAGGCGCTCGCCAGCCTCGCCGACGCCTACAACAAGCTGATGGCGGCGAGCCGCCGCCTGATGCCGGAGACGGATCGGCTCGCAGTGGCCACCGATGTGGTGCGCCGCCTCGGCGAGTTCGTGCGCTCGAGACATCCGCGCCACGTCGCCGCCTTCGCGGAAATCCTGGAGCCGTTCGCCGACGAGTTGGCGCGAACCTATGGCGGCCAGTAAGACCTCACGCCGGGCATTCCTCGACGAGGTTGCGCGCTATGCCGGCGAGTTCCGCCAGATCATCGAGGCGGAAGTCTCCGGCTTCGACCCCGACCCGGCGGCATCGCATCAACGGCGGGAGCGCGCCTGGCGCGACTTCGAATTCTTCGCACGCACCTACTTCCCGCACTATGTAAAGAAGGCGAACAGCCGGCTTCACGACTATCTATACAGGCGGCTGCCGGAGATCGCCGACAGCGACAAGAGCGAGACCGACGCCATCGCCGCGCCGCGCGGCGAAGCCAAGTCCACCATCACCTCGCAGCTCTTCGTCATCTGGTGCGTGGTGACCGAGCGCAAGTGGTATCCCATGATCGGCATGGACGCCTTCGACCAGGCGGCCATCATGCTTGAGGCGATCAAGGCCGAGCTGGAGGGCAACCCGCGCCTGGCGATGGACTTCCCGGAGTCCTGTGGCGGCGCCGGCCGCGTCTGGCAGGCCGGCGTGATCGTCACCCGCAACGATCGCAAGATCGAGGCCGTCGGCAGCGGCAAGCGCATCCGGGGCCGCCGGCATGGCCCGCATCGCCCCGACCTGTTCGTCGGCGACGATCTGGAAAACGACGAGAACGTGCGCACGCCGGAGCAGCGCGACAAGCTCCAGTCGTGGATCACGAAGGCGGTATTGAAACTGGGCGGCGCCGGCGAGAAGTTCGACGGCATCATCATCGGCACCATCCTGCACTACGACTCCGTTCTGGCCCGTCTGCTCAAGAACCCGATGTGGCGCTCGGCGAAATTCAAGGCCGTGATGCGCTGGCCGGACCGCATGGATCTGTGGGACCAATGGGAGAGCGTGCTACTCGGCCTCGGCGAGGCGGCGGCCGACGTTGTCTACGCCAAGCGGCAAACCGAGATGGACGCGGGCGCCGAGGTCTCCTGGCCTGCCGGCCGCCCGCTCGTGGCGCTGATGAAGCTCCGCGCCCGCGACGGCCACGCCGCCTTCGACTCCGAGCTGCAGAACGACCCGCTCTCCGACGACGACGCCCCGTTCGCCAAGGTCATCACTTTTTGGGTGGACCGACTGGCCAGCTGGGTTTTCTTCGGCGCCTGCGACCCTTCGCTGGGCAAGGCCGGCGCCAGCCGGGACCCATCGGCATTGCTGGTGGGCGGCTTCAACCGGGAAACAGGCATCCTCGATGTCGTCGAGGCGCTGATCCGCAAGCGCCTGCCCGACCGCATCATCGAGGACATCATCGCCCTGCAGGTCGAATACCGCTGCCTGTTGTGGGTCATCGAGTCCGTACAGTTTCAGGAGTTCCTGCGCACCGAACTCGTCAAGCGCTCGGCGGCGCGCGGCATCCCCGTCCCCGCACGCGCCGTGACGCCTCACGCCGACAAGCTGCTGCGCATCGAGAGCCTGCAGCCCCATATGGCGAATGGCCTCATCCGCCTGCATGCGAGCCAGAGCACGCTGATCGATCAGTTGCGCCATTTCCCGAAGGCCGATCACGACGACGGCCCGGATGCCCTGCACATGCTGTGGATGGCGGCCATATCCGGCGCCGGATCGATCCCCACCACCACTTCCCGCCCGCGCCGCGCCGGCGCCGGCGGCATTGCGTCGAGGTACTGACATGACCACCAAAGGCATCTGGATCAGCGACCGCCAGTTCATCCGCTTCGCCGAGCCGCGCGTGAAGCTCACCGACCAGATCGCCACGCGCGATCGCTCCATCGATTACATGGGGCTCAACCTGGTCCTGACGAACCCCGACCCCATCCTCAAGGCGCGCGGCGAGGACATCCGCATCTACCGGGATCTGCGCTCCGACGCCCACGTCGGCGGCTGCGTGCGCCGGCGCAAGAGCGCCGTCAAGGCGCTGGAGTCCGGCCTCGACCGCGCCAAGGCCAAAAGCCGCGTCGCCAAGAACATCGAGTCCATCCTCGCCGATCTCGACATGGACCGCATCGTCGGCGAGATCCTCGAAGCCGTGCTCTACGGCTATCAGCCGATGGAGATCACCTGGGCGCGCGCCGGCGGCCTGGTGGTGCCGGCCAACGTCGAGTCGAAGCCGCCGGAATGGTTCTGCTTCGACACCGACAACCGGCTGCGCTTCAAGACGCGCAGCCGGCCGATGGAGGGCGAGGAGGTTCCGCCGAGGAAGTTCCTGCTGCCGCGCCAGGAGCCCACCTACGCCAACCCCTACGGCTTCCCGGATCTCTCGATGTGCTTCTGGCCGCTCGTCTTCAAGAAAGGCGGCGTCAAGTTCTGGATCGGCTTCGCCGAGAAATACGGCACGCCCTGGGCAATCGGCAAGGTGCCGCGCGGCACGGGGCAGGGCGAAATGGATGCGCTCGCCGACCGGCTCGACGCCATGATCCAGGACGCCGTCGCCGTCATCCCCGACGACGGCTCGGTCGAGATCATCGAGGCCGCCGGCAAGTCGGCCAGCGCCGACCTCTACGAGAGCCTGGTCATGTACTGCCGCTCGGAAGTCAGCATCGCGCTCACCGGCACCAACCAGACGGTGGAGGCCGACGTCAACCGCGCATCGAGCGCTTCCGGCCTGGAAGTGGCCGAGGATATCCGCGACGGCGACGCCGGCATCGTCGAAGCCGCCATCAACCAGCTCATCCGCTGGGTCGTCGAGATCAACTGGGGCGGCGCCGAGGTCCCCGTGTGGGAGATGTGGGACCAGAAGGCGCTCGACCAACTGCGCGCCGCGCGCGACAAGTCCGTCTCCGAATCGGGCGCGCGCCTGACCAATGCCTACTGGATACGCGCCTACGACTTCCAGGAAGGCGACCTCGCCGACCCCGCCCCCGGGCCCCCCTTTGAAAAAGGGGGGCCGGGGGAGATTTCTCCCGCCTTCGCCGACCCTGCGCCGCCCGCCACCTACACCGACCGCGCCGCCGACACCCTCGGCCGCACCGCCGCGCCGGCCTGGGAAGCCATCCTTGGCCAGGTGCGCGGCATGGTGGCCGAGGCCAAAAGCCTGCGCGAGCTGGCCGACGCCATCCAGGCCGCCTTCGCCGACCTCGACACCGCCGAACTCACCCGCGTCATGCAGCTCGCCTTCACTGCCGCCGAGCTGGCCGGCATGAGCGACGTGCGCGACGAGTCGGCGGCGTGACATGGCATCGAAGCGCGCCATCCGCCGCAAGGCGTGCACCGGCAAGCGCCGCTACGCCAGCCAGGCCGATGCCTGCCGCGCCATTTCGCAGCTCACACGGGCGCGCGGCTGGCAGGGGCTGCTGGTGGCCTACCGCTGTAAATTCTGCGGCGGCTTCCATTTCGGCCACCCGCCGGCGCACGTGAGGAAGGCCATCCGTGCCGCTGCTTGACATCGCGCCGGACGGCCAGGCCGTCATCAGCGCCCGACTGCCGTTCCAGGAGCAGATCGACTTCTTCCGCCGCAAGCTCGGCCTGCCCAGCGACCGCTGGGACGACATCCAGCGCGCCGCCCACGACCGCGGCTTCATCGTCGCCGGCGCCCAGAAGGCCGACCTGCTGCAGGACATGAAGGACGCCGTCGATCGCGCCATTGCCGACGGAACCACCCTGGAGCGCTTCCGCGAAGACTTCGAGGAGATCGTCGGCCGCCACGGCTGGCACGGCTGGACCGGCGAGGATTCCGAGGCCGGCCGCGCCTGGCGCACCCGCACCATCTACCTGACCAACCTCGCCACGTCCTACGCCGCCGGCCGGCTCAAGCAGCTGCGCGACCCGGACCTCAAGCGCCTGCGCCCCTACTGGATGTACAAGCATTCGGATTCCGTGCTGCACCCGCGCCCGCTGCACGTCTCCTGGAACGGCCTCACGCTGCCGGCCGACCACAAATGGTTCAGGGCGCACTATCCGCCCAACGGCTGGGGCTGCCAGTGTCGCGTCGTCGCCGTCAGCCGCGCCCAGGCCGAACGCATGGGCGGCCGCATCGTCGAAGAAGCCCCGGATGACGGAGAGGACCCGAAGACAGGTCTGCCCGCCGGCATCGACAAGGGCTTCGACTACATGCCCGGCGACCGCGCCGACAGCAGCCTGGCGGATCTCGTGCGGGAAAAGCTCGTCCGCCTGACGCCGCAGATCCGCGCCGCGCTCGCCGACTACGCCGCGCGGGTGCTCAAATGAACGAGCCGCTCTCGATCCGCATCGACGACGCCGATCTGCAGGCCGCGCTCAATCTCCTGATCCAGCGCTCCGGCCGACTGCGGCCGGCCCTGGTCGCGATCGGCGAGAACCTGGCCGAGTCGACAAGGCGCCGCTTCGAGACCTCGACCGGGCCGGACGGCCGCCGCTGGGCGCCCAACAGCCGAGTCACCATCGAGCGCTTCCTCGATCGCCCCGGCGCCTACAGCAAGAAAACCGGCAAAATCTCCGCCAAGGGAGCCACCCTGGCGACGGGCAAGAAGCCCCTGGTCGGTCGCACGCGCCTGCTCGGCAACCAGATCGTCTGGCAGGCAGGCGGTACGTCCGTGGCCATCGGCTCCAATCGGATCCAGGCCGGCGTGCAGCAGTTCGGCGCCGCCGCCCGCCAGTTCGGCAAGGCCCCCTGGGGCGCCATCCCAGCCCGCCCGTTCCTGGGCATTTCGACCCAGGACAAGGCCGACATTCTGGAAACGGTTGCGGATTGGCTGGCTGGCGGCTGAAAACACCGGCCGCTTAAAACGGCCTGTGGGCGGTTTTTTCGGGCGACTGGCTACCCACGCCCATCCGGCAGGCCGATACCTCCGTTAAACCCCCGTTAAAAACGGCCGTAGCGGCATTGCGAATCCCGGTTGTCTGGCCGGAATGCGGGGTTTGACATTGTCAAGCCGGTTTTGGGCGTGTAATGTCCGGCCGATGAGCGACTGGCTTGATCGGCTGAAATGGGGCCTGCCTGCGGTTCTTGCCGTGGCCGGCCTGCTTTTTGCCGGAAACTGGTATCTGGAAGGTCGCGCCGAGGCAAAGCTGGCAGAAAGCGTAGCGCGCGAAGCGACCGAGCGCCTGAGCGATGCGATCGGTTATTTCTCGGAAGACAAGGGGATCACCCAAAGCGATTTGATTGTCAAGGCGGCCGGGCATGCCACCGAGGTGGGCAAGCTAAGGCTGCGCGTCAAGTTGGCCGGGGTGGCTCGTAATGAAGCGCGCATGCTGGCCGTGACAAACTATCTCGATGCTGCCGAGACCGCCCTGCGCGAGGCACAAAACCTGTTGCGTCGCCGCGTCGCTTTCAATGCGGCCATCGCCGGCGCAAATCGTATGGTGAAGGGCGCGGAGCGGTCCGTGGGAGTCATGGAGGCGGAACGCGCCAGTATCGCCTCTGGTCGCGGTGGTGACGCCGCCTACGTCTCCGCGCTCGGCGCTTCCGGCGCCGCATCGATCCAGACCGGCATCGCGGACAACCTGGTCGCCGAGGCCAGGGCGGCGCGGGCCGCGCTCGACCAGGCGGCGAGCGATTACAATGCCGCCATGAGCCGCGTTGCCGAGCGGGCCGCGTCTGCTGCGGCCTACGTGCCGCAGGATGCCTTGCTGATGCCGAATCAGCTCGGCAAGACCTCTCTCCGCTAACCCCCGAACCGCTTCCCCCTCACCGATTCCGCGCGCGCCCGGCAGCATGCCGGGCATGAGCGATCCCAAACCGATTCAGATCTTCCGGCCCGGTCGGCATGTCGCCATGTCCGGCGATGTGCTCGACTTCACCGAAGCCGATCTCGCCGCCAGTGCCGCCGCCTACGACCCCGCCAAGCATGAGGCGCCCATCGTCGTCGGCCATCCGAAGCTCGACGCTCCTGCCTACGGCTGGGTGAAGTCGGTTGCCTACTCCAGCGCTCCCGGCGGCCTGGAAGCCGCCCCCCACCAGGTCGAGCCCGCCTTCGCCGAAATGGTCGCCGCCGGCCGCTTCAAAAAGGTCTCGGCCAGCTTCTTCTCGCCGACCTCGCCGCAGAACCCCGTCCCCGGCGTGTGGTATCTGCGCCACGTCGGCTTCCTCGGCGCCACGCCGCCGGCCGTGAAGGGGCTGCGCGCCCCCGATTTCGCCGAGGGCGGGGAGGGCGTCGTCGAGTTCGCCGACTGGGCGGCGCAGCAGAACGCCGGCCTGTGGCGGCGCATGCGCGATTTCCTCATCGCCCAGTTCGGCCTGGAGAAGGCCGACACCGTCATCCCCGACTACTCCATCGGCACGCTCGAAGACGCCGCCCGCACCGAGGCTGTGCCGATGTCCGCTTTTTCCGAACCACCCCCCAAGGAGGCCGTAGTGACCCCTGAACAGAAAGCCGCGCTGGAGGCCGAGAACGCCCAGCTCAAGCAGCAAATCGCCGACAGCGCCGCCCGCGACAAGGCGTCCGCCGCCGCCGCACGCCACGCCGAGCATGCCTCCTTCGCCGAGGCGCAAGTGACCGCCGGCCGCCTCACCCCCGCCCAGCGCGACGTGGCCGTGGCCGCGCTCGACGCCCTGAGCGAAGCCCCGGTCGAGTTCGGCGAGGGCGACGCCAAAAAGCCGCTCACCGAAGCCTTCAAGGAATTCCTCGCCGCGCTGCCCAAGCAGGTCGAGTTCGGCGAAGTGGCCGGCAAGGGCAGCGCCGGCGCCGGCGCCGCCACAGCCGAGTTCGCCGCCCCGGCGGGCTTCAGCATCGACGGCGATGCCGCCGCGCTGCACCGCAAGGCGCTGGCGCACCAGGCGCAGCACAAGACCGACTACCTGACGGCCGTCAAGGCCGTCTCCACCCACAGCTAAGGAGCCGCTCATGCAGCAGTCCGTCCCCGTTCTCGCCCTTACCGCCGTTGCCGCCGGCACCATCGCGGCCAACCGCTTCGTCACCCCGGCCGGCGCGCAAGCCGGCGCCGACGCCAACACGCTCGGCGTCTGCCGCCAGGCCGCCGTCGCCACCGACAAGGTCACCGTCGATGTGCTCGGAACGGCCATCGTCGAGGCCGGCGCCGCCGTCTCCGCCGGCGCCACGGTGAAGTCGGACGCCTCCGGCCGCGCCATCACCTGGGCCAGTTCGGGCGCCAAGGTCGGCATCGCTCTGGAAGCCGCCACGGCCGCCGGGCAGATGATCGAAGTGCTGCTCATCCCCAACGCCGCTTAAGCGCCGCCCCCTTCGTCACCAGGAGATTTCAATGAAACTGTCCCGCCAGCATCTCTTCATGGCCATCGCCATGTTCGCGCTAGTCATCGCTTCCGCGCTCGGCTACATCGGCCCGCTCGGCCCCGAGCACCTGCTCGTCGGCGCCATCGGCATGACGCAAATGACCAACGCCCAGGCGCGCGTGATCGACCCGATCCTCACCACCGTCGCCCAGGGCTACCAGAACAGCGAACTCATCTTCCCCGTGCTCTTCCCGGTCGTGCCGGTGGATCAGCGCGGCGGCAAGATCATCCAGTTCAATCGCGAGGACTTCCGCCTCTACAACACCGCCCGCGCGCCGGGCGCCGCCACCAAGCGCGTGCAGTTCGGCTACAGCGGTGCGGCTTACGCCCTGGCGCAGTTCTCCCTCGAAGGCCAGGTGCCCTTCGAGCATATGCAGGAAGCCAGCGCCGTTCCGGGCATCGACATGGGCCGCGTCGCGGTGATGAAGACGCAGAACATCATCCAGCTCGCCAACGAGGTGGCCGCCGCTACCATCGCCACCACCGCCGCCAGCTACCAGGCGGCAAACAAGACCACGCTCTCCGGCACCAGCCAGTGGTCGGACCAGACCTCCGGCGTTTCCAATCCGTCGAAGGACATCCAGACCGCCATCGAGGCCGTGCGCGCCGCCGTCGGCAAGCGCCCGAATACCGTGGTGCTGGGGCCGAAGGTCTGGGCGGCGCTGAAGACCCACCCGCTCATCATCGACCGCATCAAGTACACCGGCCGCGACTCGGTCACGCTCGACATGCTCGCCACGCTGTGGGATGTCAAGCGCGTGGCGGTCGGCGACGCGATCTACGAGGACGCCTCCGGCGTGCTGCAGGATGTGTGGGGCAAGTACGTCGTGGTGGCCTTCACCGAACTGGGCGGCCTGCAGGATGCCGGCCTGCCGAGCTACGGCTACACCTACCGCCTGCGCGGCTTCCCGATCGTCGAGACGCCGTATCAGGATCGCAACGCGAAGTCGTGGATCTACCCGGTCACCGACGAGCTGCAGCCGGTGGCTGCCGCCATCAACGCCGGCTACCTCATCAGCGCGGCGGTGGCGTAATCATGACCAAGGCGAAATCCGTCAAGAACGTCGCGCCTGCCGCGGTCAAGAACGTCGCGCCTGCCGCGGTCGAGAACGTCGCGCCTGCCGCGGTCGAGCGCGTCGCGCCGGCCGCGGTCGATCGCGTCGCCCTGGTCGCCGTCGAGCCGATCCGCATCGACGGCGTGGATGTGCAGCCGGGCGAGTCCTTCGAGGCCGCGCCCGGCGACGCCGACAGCCTGGTGGCCGCCGGCGCTGCCAAGAACGAGTAAGCAATGGCCTACGCCACGGTCGCCGACCTGGTGGCGGAATTCGGTGAGCGCGAGGTGATCGAGCTCACCGATCGTTTCGAGCCGCCGATCGGCGTCATCGACCAGGCCGTCGCCCAGGGCGCGCTCGACCGCGCCGGCGCCGTCATCGACGGCTATCTCGCCGGCCGCTACGCCCTGCCGCTCGCCGCCGTGCCGCCGCTGCTGAACGGCATCGCCCGCGATCTGGCCCGGCACGCCCTCTACACCTCGGCCATGCCCGATGTGGTGCAGGCGCGCTACGACGCCGCCATGAAGAGCCTCAGGGCGATCGGCGACGGCCTCATGGCGCTGCCCCTACCGCCGGCCGGCAGCCCGGCCCAGGGCCTCGGCGGCAGCGCCGTGCGCAGCCGCGACAAGAACGCGGATTTCGAGAGCTACTGATGTTCCACGAGATCGAAGCCGCCCTCGTCGAGCGCGTCAAGGCGCTAGTGCCGGAAGTCGGCACGCGCGTCGTCTCGCTTGGTGATCTCATGGAAGCCAAGGAGAAGCCCGCCACGCCGGCGCTCGCCGTCGCCTATGACGGCTACCGGGTCGTCGACGGCGCCGGCGCCGACGGCCTGCTCGAGTCGCGCTGGCTCGTCGCCGTGGCTGTCTCAACCGCCCGCCAGCGCGATGCCGCCGGCACCGTGCGCAAATCCGCCCTGGCCATCGCCGCCGCGCTGCTGGAAGGCCTGGTCGGCTGGCGCCCGGCCGCCGGCTGCACGCCCTTCAAGGCGGCCGACCCCGGCGGCCCGCTGTGGGACCGCGAGCGCGGCCTCTACCTGCTGCCGGTCGCCGTCACCACACGCGGCGCCTTCTCCGGCGTCGAGGATCTCTGAGGAGCAGCCGTGGCGTTAAGTCAGGCGAGGATTTACCGGGGCGACACCTGGGAGCGCGAATGGCGCCTCACCGACCCGAACGGCGCCCCGATCGACCTGACGGGCGCCTCCGCCCGCCTGCAAGTGCGCGACGCCGCCGGCAGCTTGGTGGCGGAGGCCTCGACCGTCGACGGCCGGCTGACGCTCGGCGGATCCGCCGGCACCGCCGTCATGGTCATGCCGTACTCCGCCACGGCAATCGCGCCAGGCAGCTACCGCTTCGATTTCGAGATCACCTACGCCGGCGGGCGGCGGCATACCTATGAACAAAACGTCCTGATCGTCCTGGAGGACATGGCGCGTGACACATGAAATCCTCGTCGTCCACGAGACCGAAGTCGAGCACGTCACCGTCGCGTCGCCCGAGCCGGTCGAAGTCGTCGCCGGCTTTCAGGGTCCGCCCGGCATCCCCGGCAGCGCCGGCGCCGGCTACGTGCATTCCCAGGCATCCGCCGAGGCCGAGTGGATCGTCAACCATAACCTCGGCGTGCGCCCGGCCGTCGCCGTCATCGACATCGGCGGCAACGAGCTCGACGCCGCCGTGCAGCACATGAGCCTGAACCAGCTCCGCATTTATTTCACCGCCCCTACCGCCGGCTTCGCCCGGTTGACCTGAGAGGACTGCCCCCATGAGCCGCAAACAACTTTCCGACCTCGACTTCGGCAGCGTCGCCCGCATCCGCAACCTGCCCACGCCGGTAGCCTCCGACGAGCCGGTGCGCCTCGCCGACCTCAACAGCGCCATCGAGGGCGTGGCGTGGAAGGATTCCTGCCGCGTCGCCTCGCAGGTCAACGTTACGCTGTCGTCGCCGGGCGCGACCATCGACGGCATCACGCTGACGGCAAACGACCGCGTGCTCGTCAAGGCGCAGACCACCACCGGCGAGAACGGCATCTACATCTGGAACGGCGCGGCGACGCCGATGACCCGCGCCCCCGACTGCTCGACCTCGGACGAGCTCGAAGCGGCCGTAACGGTCGTTGAGGAGGGTACCAACGCCGGCACGTCGTGGCGGCAGACCAGCGTGAATTTCACGCTCGATTCCGGCGCGGTGGCATGGACGCAGTTCGGCACTGGCGCTGGTTCGGCCTCGGAAACTTCCGCCGGCATCGCCGAGCTTGCTACGCAGTCCGAGACGGATGCCGGCACGGACGATGCGCGGATCGTGACGCCGCTCAAGCTGGCGACGTGGAGCGGCAGGACGAAGCGCGCGCAGGGCACCATCGGCGACGGCAGCGCCACGCAGATCGACGTGACGCACAACTTCAACACCCGGGACATCATCGTTCAGGTGTACCAGAACAGCGGCAGCTACGAACAGGTCAGCTGCGACGTGAGCCTGCCGAACGTCAACACCGCAAGACTCAACTTCGCCTCCGCCCCGGCCAGCAACGCTTATCGCGTCGTTGTGATGGCGTAAGCGATGCGCGATCTTTCGACCCGCCGTCACGAGGCTGCGGTTTTGGAGCAGTCGTCCGCCATCACTGCGGCCGACATAGATGTGACCAAAGCCAGCGTCTTTACCAAGACAGTCAGCTCACCAATCACGTTCACTGTCAGCAATGTCCCCGCGAGCGGCGTTGTGGCGAGTTTTTTGCTTAGCCTGACGAACGGTGGTGCCGCAGCGATAACGTGGTGGAGCGGGGTGAAGTGGCCCGGCGGCGCTGCCCCCGCCCTGACGGCAAGCGGCCGGGACGTGCTCGGCTTCTTCACCCACGATGGCGGCACGACGTGGACGGGTCTCGTGCTCGGCAAGGATGTGAAGTGATCCGCGATCTGATTTTGGCGGCAGCGGGCGTTCCGGCGGCGGGTGCCGTCGTTTTCGGCGCGCTAGGCACGCTCTCCGAGTCAACTGCCACCACGACACCATCTTATCCGTCAGGAATCACTGCTGCCTCGGCGCTTTTTTGCTTTCAGGTATTTGCGAATACAGGAAATGCAGTACCCGACGCACCAAGCGGATGGACACAAGTCGGCTCATACACTGGAGGCGGCGGTTCCTACGGCATCTCCAACGACATAGGGCCGCGTGGTGTCGTTGTGTTCAGGAAGGATACCGTCACCGGCGGGGAATCCGGAACGGTGTCCTTCGGCTATGTTGGGACTGGGTCATACAGCAGCGTCATCGCGCGCTTTGAGGTTACACCGGGATTCTCGGTCTCCGCGCAGTGGACCGCAGGCAGCGACGACACGCGAGGCACCAGTTGGTCTGTGACGGGTGCGGGCGCGCTGACCTATCACGTCGATGATCTGCTCTGTGTATTCACGGCCCAAAACACGGATACCGCGACGCAATCGTCACAAAGCGTCAGTGCTTCCGGCATCACCTTTGGCGCTAGGACGAATAGGCAAAGCTACGCCGCAGTGTCTGGCCGCGACCACCGTAGCGTCATCGACACCATCCCCGTCACGAGCGCAGGCTCGGCGACGCCGACATGGAGCCACACCAATAGTGCCTCAGCAAGCGGCGCTACCGGATTCCTCCTCTTGTCCGCCACGCCATGATGCGCAGCGCCCTGCTTATCGCCACATTACTGCTTTCGGCATGCACTACAACGCATGAGCTGCCGATCGTCAAAACATTCAACGCTCGTACCGTGGAGGTTACGTGGATTCGCTCATCGGCGCCCTGTGGTGGCGCGCAGGGCTGCGCGAAATTCGGACAAGGCGACCGCAACGCCTGCACCGTATGGTCGCCGGAGCCGACCGATTGGGGCGACGAGGGCGCGTTGCAGATTCTCGGGCACGAAATGATTCACTGTTTTTACGGGGCCGGGCATGACGGCTGACCCCCGACCCCCGACCCGGTTCCCCCTGCTGCCATTCCCCGCGCGCGCGTAGGCTGGGCGCGCTGATCACCTCATCTTACTGACCTGACAGGAGACACGACATGGCCACGCTTAGCTATATCGGCAAGGGCAGCATCTACATCGCCAAGGCCGGCGATCCGCTCATGCGCATCGGCAACACCTCCAAGCTCGACTTCGCCGTCGAGGAGGAGAAGAAGGAGCTGATGGACTACGAGAACCCCGGCGGCGGCGTCGCCGACTCGGTGACGCGCGTCAAGAGCGTCAAGCTCTCCCTCACGGTGCACAAGCTCTCTGCCGAGAACCTGGCGCTGGCGCTGCGCGGCGCTTCCGCCGTGGTCGCCGGCGGCGCCGTGACGGACGAGTCGCACGCCAACGTGCAGGCCGGCGGCCTGGTGGTCTTCGACAAGACGCCGGACACCTCCATCGCCTACGTCGTCACCAACTCCGGCGCCACCGTCACCTATACGGAAGGCACGGATTACATCAAGCGCCGCGCCGGCCTGGAAATTCCCGCCGGCTCGACCATCGCCGACGACTCCACCATCCTGGTCGATTACACCGCGCTCGCCGCCGTCAAGGTCGAGGCGCTGACCAACGTCGGCGAGGAAGTGGCCTTGGTGTTCGACGGCATCAACGAGGCCAACGGCAAGCCCATGCTGGTCGAGGCCTTCCGCGTCAAGCCCGGCGCGGCGAAGGGCTGGAGCCTGATCGGCGACGACTTCGCGGCCCTGGAGATCGAGGCCGACGTGCTCAAGGACGAGACGATCACCGGCACCGGCCTGTCGCAGTACTTCAAGGCGCGGATGGCGAGCTAAGAGATGAGGGTCGTTAAAACCATCGCCGCGCTGGGGCGCGATGTAACGCTGAAGGAACTCACCGTCGGCGAGATCCGCGCCTGGATGGCCGACTTCGGCGGCAATGCCGGCGCCGGCGATGTGGTGGACGTGGCGCTCTTCGAGGACGCCACGCTCGACGACTTGCTCATGATGAGCGACCTCACCGCCGCCGAGATCGCGGCCGCCACGCCTTCCGAGCTGGCGGCCGTGAAGGACGCCGCGAAGGAGGCCAACAGGGATTTTTTTTCTCTGCGCGGGCGGCTGGCGAAGCTGGGGGAAGCGGTCCTTCGCGAGACGCCGGCCTGAGCGCGCTGGAGCGCTGCGCGCTCGCCCTGGTGGAGCGCGGCCACGTGCAGGTGTGGGACTACCCCTGGCGCGTCTTCCAGGCGGCGCTCAGCGCCGCAAAAGGCTGACGGCGAGGTCGAGGACAAGCAGGCTGCCCAGTGCGGCCGGCAGCCACAGCCCCCCCCCGGCTGGCAGGGCGAACAGGGAAAGCAGGAACAGGGCGGGAAGCAGGTAAGCGTCTCTCACAGGCGGGCAGATGTTGGTCGATCCCTATGGCTGATCTCAAGGTTTCCGTAATCATAGAACTTCTCGGCGGCAAGGCCAAGGCCGGCGTCGAGCAGTTCCGCCGCGACTTTGCCGCCGCCCAGGAGGCGGCGCGCGGCGAGATCGGCAAGACCAACCGCTCGATGCGCGAGGGCGTCGAGTCCATCAGCAGCCAGCTCGGCCGCCTGGAGAAGTTCGCCGCCGGTTACGTCACCATCTGGAAGGGCATCGATGTGGCGAAGCAGCTGGTCGCCCAGGCCGACGCCATGAAGAATCTGGAGGGCCGACTCAAGCTCGCCACGGAAGGCGCGGCCAGCTTCCGCGTCGCCATGCAGGACGTGCGCCGCATCGCCGACGCCACCGGCCAGGGCCTGCAGCCCATCTCGACGCTGTACGGCCGCCTGGCCACCAGCCTCAAGGCGCTCGGCGGCAGCCAGCGCCAGACGGCGGAGATCTCCGAAGTCGTCGCCCTCTCGATGAAAGTGTCGGGCGCGTCGGCCTCGGAATCCTCGGCCGCCATCCTGCAGCTCTCCCAGGCCTTCGCCTCCGGCACCCTGCGCGGCGACGAGTTCAATTCCGTCAACGAGAACGCGCCGCGCCTCATGAAGGCGCTCGCCGACGGCATCGGCGTGCCCGTCGGCGCGCTGAGACAGATGGCTGCGGATGGCGAGATCACCGCCGACGTTATGGCGCGCGCGCTACCCAAGGCGCTGGCCAAGCTGCGCGAGGAAGCCGCGCAGCTGCCGCCAACCGTCGAGCAGGCCGCGCAGCGCCTGAAGAACGCCTTCGCGGAGGTGGTGGCGGCGTGGGACAAGCAAAACAACGCCACCGGCAAGATCGCCGCCGCCCTCGACGGCCTGGCGAAGAACATGGGCACGGCAACCACGGCGGCCGCCCTGCTGGCGAACGCCGGGCTGCTGTTGATCGGCTACCGTGCCCTGGCCGCCGCCAGCGCCGTCAAAACGCTGGCCGGCGCACTGACCCTGATTGGCGCCGGCGCGTCCATCGGCGCCGACCTGATGGAGCGCTTCCTGCGCGCCACCACGAATCTCGATGAGATCGACGCGACACACGAATCGCTCAAGCGCCAGGTCGAAGTCCACAAAGAGTTCAACAAGGTCATCGAGCAGGCCAACCAGGCCGGCCTGCCGGAGCTGGCGGAGAAGCTGCGCCAGGTCAAGCGCGCGGCGCTGGAAAACCCGAAAGCCGATCTCGACCGCACGCTGACGGATGTGCAGGGCTACGCCAACGAGGTGATCGCCAAGCACCGCGCGCTGTCCGCGGAAAAGCAGAAGCTCTGGGATCTGTCCGCCAAGCGCGCCGCCTATTACGCCGGCCGCGAAACGCTGACCGCGCAGGAGGCGGTCGACAGGCAGATCGCCCAGGTGCAGCGCCTCGCCCAGGCGAAGAAGCAGGAGCTGGACAAGGCCGTTGCCGACCTCGATCGATACCGCAAGGCGGCGGAAAGCGCCTATAGCCGCGCCGCCGACATCCAGATCGGCACGGCCGACCGCATCCGCGAGCTTCGCCGCCGCGACATGAGCGAGGCGCAGCAGCAGGCCGACATCGCCGCCCAGGCGCAGGAGAAGATCGCCGCGGCGCAGCGCCTGCTCGCCGAGGCGCAAGCCGCCGCCGCGCGCGGCGACGCCGGTGCCGCCGAGAAGGCCGCCGCCGGCGCCGAGAAATTCGCCCAGGCGGCAGAGAGCATCGGCGCCGGCCTGAAGGACACGGGCGCGGCCATCGGCATCGTCGAGCAGGCCGGAAAGGTCGCGGCGGATGCCGCCACCGCCGTCGGCCAGGCCAACGAGCGCGCGGCCGCCGGTGCCGAGAGGTCGGTCGCCAGCCTCAAGGCCGAGCTGGCCAAGCTCACCGCCGACCTCGACGCGCTGGAGAAAAAGAAGCGCCTCATCAAGATCGAGGCGGAGATCGAGCAGGCCTCTGCCAACATCGCCCGCATCCGCGCCGAGTTGGACACGCTGCAGGACAAGACCATCACGATCACCACCGTCCACCGCACGGTCGAAGAGCGCGCGGCCGGCGGCCCGGTGGGGATCCCCGGTTTCGCCGCCGGCGGCAAGCTGCCCGGCTACGGCGGCGGCGACCGCATCCCCGCCATGCTGGAAGCCGGCGAGTTCATCCTGCGCAAGGAGGCCGTGCGCCACTGGGGTCTGGATAAGATCTTCGCCCTGAACTCCCTGCGCCTGCCGCGCTTCGCCACCGGCGGGCTGGTGCTGCCGGCCGCGGGCGGCAGCGCAGCGGGCGCTTTGCCGCAGGGCGCGGAGGAGATGACCATCAGGCTGCAGATCGGCGACCGCACGCATCGCGTGCGCTCCTCGCGCGAGGAGGCGATGGCGCTGGCGCAGTCGCTGCGGGAACTGTCGAGGGCGGCATGAACAAATCCGCCGTCCCCATCAAGTTCTACGAATGCCCCTGGCTGACCTTCGACGAGGCGATCGATCCGTGCGACAAGCCGCTCTACGACTGGCTGGTGTCCATCGCGCCGCGCCGCCCGGCATGGACGCCGCAGCGCGTGAAGGAAATCGAAATATATTCAGACGTGATGCAGGCGATTGTCGATGAGCATGCGCGCTGCGAGGCGGGCAAATTCGCCCCGCCCGCCCCGGCGCCGGCCGGCGTGTCGATCGCCGTCTCCGCGCGACTGGACAGCGGCGGCGGCAGCGGGGGTGAAGCGGAAGAAGGCCTGCGCTCGTCCGTGACGGTGGATTTTTCTCCGCCGCCGCCCGGCTGCGGCTCGATCCCCTTCCACATACTCAACGTCCCGGCGGTCGGCGGCAGCTACCACCCGGAGAACACGGTGTTCGAGGAGGTCTCGACGACGACACCGCCGAAGAACGGCACCGGCAATTTCGCCAATGCTGTCGTGTTCGATCTCGTCAATGCCTCTACCGAGTGGCGCAAGCACATTCACCAGGTCTTCACCACCGGCACCTGGCGGCTGCGCAGCCCGAAAGTATTCGCGCATTACGCCGAGTGGTCGCCGGCAGGAGACCCGGAGCCTTCCGCCGAACTCCTCGCGCGCGGCGAGGCCTTCGACGGCAGTCGGCTGGTGTTCGACATGCCGGACTTCCCCGGCATGGGCAACCCGCGCTGGCTGGTGATTCACCGCTACAGGCACCAGCAGAGCGGGCGCTACTTCTACCTGTCGGAGTGGATGACGCAAGCCACGATCCAGAGCGCAACGTGGCCGACAGCGCCCTATGGGCGCGGGTTTCAGGGCGTCGTCGCATGGAGCGATTTCGAAGCGCCAGACGACGGCGATCCGGCCTTCTTCGACCCGGAAGGCACATGGGTGCGCCAGTCCGGCGTGCTCGACTTCGCCATGACCGGCGTGCAAGTGCTGACGAAGTACTCCGGCGCGCTATGCGAGGAGACGTTCCGCACGATCAGCCCCCTGAGCTTCCCCGACATGATGGCGGCGGCGTTTCTCTCGCAGGAGGCGTATTGGGAGGAGGAGGTCGAGGTTCGCACGATCCGGCAGTACAAGGCGTGCTATCGCATTGTCTCCGTCACAGGTGTTGCGTGCATCGCGTATGTGCTCAAGATTAAATTGCTCAATCAGTTCAACTTCCCGGCCTGCGTGATTGCGAGGTTGCCGTTCGGGTATGGCGCGAAGGGGCCGCAAAATCAGCCGATCTCATACACGACCGTTGTCGCAGTTAGGAACTTGTCAGCCAACTCAGAGAGCGGCGAGATCGAAATTATTATCCCCTCTAACTACGCATGGGCAATCGAGGAGAGCTACTACACGATCCAGTCCGTCATTGATGATGCCGCCAATAATGCAGATGGCGCTATAGCGGATCACGGCTTCATCTGCAATCACGGGCAGTACGCAGACGGCGCGTACATATCGGCAATAAAAAGCACAGTCAACGCCTCATCCGCCACCGCAACTCAAAAGGCTGTGATGCACGCCTTCTATTCACAAGGGGGCGTGCGCCATTGGACGAGCGGCGCAATTACCGAGAGCGATCTGTCAGCCATCGTGTTCAGCTATGCAATGGAAGCCGTCCCGCTTGCTTCGCCGAACATAGCCGGGGGGTTCGGGGCTGATTTTTTGCTCTCGTACGACCTAGAGGATTATGCGGGCAATTTGCAGCATTACACGTATTCGTTCTGGAATAGCCTGTCTCAGGCCGAGGCTGTCGCAATGTATGGCCGGGTAATCACGGTAAGCGCAGCCGCCGCGCAGCGGACCACTAGCAACGGGTATCAGGGCGGGATTATTTTTACTTCGTGGTCCGGTGGAGATTCAGGAGGGTTGGCGCAGTACCTATTGGCCGACCTGCAGGCCTCAATGAGCACGGACCCGTACTACCAGCATTTGTTTTCCGTGGCGCTGAACGTCGAGTGGACAATCACGATATACCCGGCGGTCAGCTTCGCTAACAGCGGGCCTCATTACGCGGCCAGCGACTACCCGGGCGGTACTGGGGAGCTACCCGCCGTGCAGTCACCGTTCGGCGGCTCTTACGGCCTATTTGTGACAGACAGCTTCAACGAAAACGCAATACAACTTGTGGCGATTTAGGCTTAAATGGCTACTCAACTCGACGCTGTTCAGCTCCCCGCCAGCCTGATCTGGTCAGACGAGCATTCCGCCCAGGCCGTGGCGCAGGCGGCGCGGCGCACGCTCGACGGCTCGCTGCTGGTGTTCTATGCCGGCCTGGCAAAGGGCCGCAGCATCACGCTCGAATCGCGCGACGATTCGGGCTGGCTCAGCAAAACGCAGGTCGACGCCCTGCGCCTGCTCGCCGACAGCCCCGGCGGCGTCTACACGCTGACGCTGCGCGGCAACACCTACCAGGTGATGTTCCGCCACCACGAGCCGCCCGCCTTCGAGGCGTCGCCGCTGTTCCCCTTCACCGATCCGCAGGCGGGCGACTACTACCTCGCCCGCCTGCGGCTCATGACCGTATGAGAGGACCGCATGCCCATACTCGACACTGAAATCGTCTGGCGTCCCGGCCAGCTCGTCTCCGACAGCACGCCCGCACAAAACGGCGGCCGCATGGCGGCGTCGCAGGCCGTCTCCGGCGTCAAGAACAACCTGCTGCCGGATGTCACCGCCTCGGAGCGCGCCGCCGGCGCGACGAAGTGGCGCAAGGCCTTCGTGCATGTGGCCAGCGCCGTCGATGCCGCACTCCTGAACGTGCGGCTGTTCCTCGACGCGCTCTCGCCGGGCGATGACTTCATTACTTTCCACGCCGGCACGCAGACGGACACCGAAGACCAGGTGACGGCGCGCGGCTACGGCATCGGCACGCTCAACGTCGCCGCCGGTGCCGGCGCGGAGAGCATCCAGGTGCTGTGCGAGAACCTCGCCGCCTACACCGCGCTCGAGCCGTTCCGCGTCGGCGACACGGTGCGTATTTCCGACCGTCCGAGCCTCGGCGGCGCCGGCAACGAGGAATGGAAAACGCTCACCGGCGTGACCTACGGCGGCAGCTACGCCACGCTGGCCTTCGCCGGCTCGCCGCTCGCCAACGCCTACGGCACGGCCGGCACGCTGGTGAGCAGCGTCATGGAGCTCGCCAGCGTTGCGGCGGCCTTCTCCGGCTGGAGCGAGACTTCGGCCGCCGGCACCTACGCCGAGGGCGCGGCGGGCAACGTGGTGGTGCACAACAAGGGCGCCATCCAGCAGATATGGACACTCACCTTCACCAGCCCGACCGCATTCACGGCGAGCGGCGATACCGTCGGCGCGCTGGCGGCGGGCGCCATCGGCGCCGACTATGCGCCGCTGAACCCCGCCACCGGCACGCCGTATTTCACGATCAAGGCGGCGGGATGGGGCGGCACATGGGCGATCAACGACACGGTTTCATTCACCGCCGCCCCGGCGGCGGTGCCGCTCTGGTATCGCCGCCAGGTGCCCGCAGGCGCCAACAGCATGGCCAATAACTACGCCTCGCTGGCGTTGCACGGGGAGAGCGCGTCATGAGCAGGATCGGCATCTACAAGAACTATTCGGAGGGCTCCGCGCCGAGCGACCTGACGGCGCTGTTCGGCTTGTTAAAGACGATGATCGTCGATGCGGGGTTTAACGTCATCACCAACACCGCCAGCCGCATCGAGTTCATGCCGGCCGGGACGACGCCGGCGGCCGACACCGGCGACGACACGCCGCACTGGACGCTCTACCTGAACGGCACCACGGAGATCCGCGCCGCCGCCCTGCACGGCCTGGCGTGGGACGACGCCGGCGTGAGAACCGGCTCGCCGGCGACGGCGATCGCGGCCAGCCCGCAGTTCTGGGACCCGGTCGACGAGGCGTGGTACGACTCGCGGCTGCAGATATGGGCCGCCGCCGACGCGCGCGAGGGATGGTTCTGGATCGTCTCGATGGTGTGGGAGGCCGACGACAGCCAGGAAGTTTACGACGTCTACCAGGCGGTCACCGCCGGCACGAAGGCGCGCCGCCTGGCGGCCGACCTCACCGGCGACAACATGGCCCGCTACGGCCTGTTCACCGCCGCCGGGACTTACCTTCCGGCCTACGCCCGGGACAACGCCGGCGCGCTGGCCGTGCCCTCGCTCGGCTGGTGGTCGCCGCTGTGCGCCAACGGCAACGGCGTCAAGCGCCGCGCTGCCTCCGGCCTGGCGCAGCTCGTCGCGCCCTGCTATCCGCTGGTGGCCACCCCGGCGCTCACCGCCTCGCTCTCCGGCGAGCTGGAGAGCGTGATGATCGCGACGGACGGCTACGCTCAGCACGGCGACGCGATTCCGGGCTGGCGCACTTACCGGGCGGACATCAGCCCGCAGAAAGCGCCGCTGGCGCTGCCGGCGCCGGCAACCTTCGCCACGGTGTAAGGCATGCATATCGCGCTGTCGCTGTCGCTGATTCGCGCCGAGTCCGGCGTCGATCCTACGCTGCGCGTCAGCCACCAGGCGGCCTATGGCGACACGCTGGTCGCCGCACGCCATCAGGCGCCCTACGCCGTCCGTTTCGCGGTTGCACACGCCGCGCCGTACCGGATTCTGCGCGACCACGCCGCCCGCTTCGACGCCGCCTATGCCCTGAGCGAAACGGACCCGGTGCGCAGCGCCATGAAGGCGGGATATTCCCTGCTGCCCGCGCAGGCGGTGTATTCGGCCGCGATCGTGCCGGAGCTGACGCACGGCGGCCGCGTCGTCCGCCTCGATGAGGAGACGACGCTCACGCTCAGCTGCGACGAAGACAGCCCGGTGTGGATCGCCACCATCGGCATCGCCGAACTGGCCGACTTCGCCGCCATGCGCATCGGCGACGCGCTCACGCTCGCGCTGGCCGGCGAAACGTTTGCGCTGGTTGTCGACGGCAAGACGCTGAGCCGCGGGTCGGCCGTGTCGCGCCGCTGCGACATCACCGCGTCCAGCCCGCTCGCGCTGCTCGACAAGCCGTTCGCGGCGGATATCAGCTTCCAGGCGACGGCGCCGACCCTGGCCAGGACAGCCGTCGAGGCGTTCATTGGCATGGTGGATTGGCGCCTGCCGGCGTGGGTCGTCCCGGCCGCTGCGCTGACCTTCGACGGTGTGACGCCGCTCAGGGCCGCGCGCGCCATCGTCGAGGCGATCGGCGGCTTGGTCGAGAGCGATCCCGATGGAACGGTCATCTGCCGCCCACGCCACCCCGTCGGCGTGCCGCAGTACGGCACGGCGGCGGTGGCCCACCAGTTCTTCGACAACGATGTGCTGGAATCGTCCGAACGCATCGCGCCGGTGCGCGGCTTCAACCGCGTGACCGTGGCTAACGAGCAGACCGGCGCCTCGGGCGCATCCGGCTCGCCCGACGCGCTGGAATACGTCGGCGACGACAGCATCAGCGGCACGGTCCGCGCCTATCCGAACCCGGCCAGGCCGGTGAGCCTGGTGCACACCGGCAACCCCGCCACGACCATCGCGCCGCAGGGCACGATCACCCGTAGCGAGACCGAGCTGGCCGAGTTCGTTTCCGGGCGCGCCAGGGTGCGCTATCCGGTTGCCGCTATCGTCAGCAGCGACTGGCAGGCGACCGATCTTGGCGAAGTGACGGCGGAGGGTGCCGAGCTCAAGTCCGCCGTCGAAGGCTACAGCCTGCTGCGGATTACCTACGAAGTGTCCACGGTCAACTGGGCGGTCGGGCTCGACACGCCGGACGAAGAAGTGCAGTTCGTGCTCATGGACGCCTGATGTCGGACAACGCCACCATCGTTGTGCATTTCGGCGTCGCGCCGGGTGGCGCCGGCGGCGGCCACCTTTCCGCCGAGGTCGACAGCCGCCCGGGCGGGCTCAACGGCGGCCAGGTCAGCTTCACGCCCGGCCAGGACGTCTACATCCTGGTCTATCGCACCGCCAATGTCGCCATTACCGGCGTCGCCGCCTCGGCCGGCACGATCTCGGCGCAGGGCACCGTCTCGGTGACCATCGAGGAGGATCTGCAGTTCGAGGACAGTCGCCAGGCGAACCTGCAGAGGCCTGTCGCCGGCTCGGCGCTCGCCTCCGTCGAATGGTTCGGCGAGAATCTCGGCGCGCTGACGGTACAGGCCGACAAGCTCACCGTGCAGGCGGCGGCGCAGGGCGTGGCCGTCTGTCGGGCAACCTATGCCGCCGTGGCCGACGTGTACAAGCTGCAATCGCCCGCCAGCATCAACGGCCGCACCGATTTCCCGATTCTCGTGCTGGTGAAGGGGGTGGCGTCGTGATCGTCGAGGTCTACCGCGACGCCGGAGACCGCGCCGGCAGCCCCATCGTCGAGCCGCTGCTCTCTGACGACGCCCTGATCCATCGCGGGCGCGCCGAAATGGACGCCAACGCCCACGAGATCAACCGCGTCACCCTCTCCATCGCCTGGCGTCCCGGCATCCGCCTGGGGCAGCTGATCGAGGCCAGCGACCCGGCCAACGCCGTGCCCTGGCGCGGCAAGGTGGCCGGCGTGTCCATCAGCGTCAAGGGCGTCGTCGTCGAGCACGCCATAGACATCGAGGTGCCGCTCGCATGAGCTTCGCCGTCAATGAGGTCTCGCGGCTGCTGGCGGCCGAGCGAGCGCGGCTCGGCGTGGTGGTTGGTTTTTCCGGCACCCTCGCCATCGTCGCCACCGCGCGCGGCGCCGTGCTTGCGCGACCCGCCGGCACCGTGGCCAAGGGCAACCGCGTCATCGTCCGCGACGGCTGGGTTGAGCCGGCACCCGTGGCAAGCGTGACGTACCAGGTGTGAAAAGAGACGGCGCGACCGGACAGGGTGGTGGAACACCCAGCCCGACCGCCATCGGCAGATAGAGCCTGCGTCAGGCCAAGGCGCCGCCACCGTGCACACGGCGGGCCAAGCCTACCACGCAAAGGCAACAGGACTTGGAAGAGATCAGATGCGGTAACTGCAACAGAAAACTGGCCGAGGCGGATTACCGCCGCCTGGCCATCAAGTGCCCCCGCTGTGGGGTACTAAACGTGATGAAGGCCAAGAGCCTCACACCCGAGCGCCGTCGAGCGTCACTCCGAAAGGAAACGCACGATGGCAACTCGAAAAAAGCTCCTTAACAATTCGGACCATTTAACGGTCGGCGGCGCCGATCTCCACCTGGGCGACGCCTTGGCGGTGCTGCCGACCCTGACCGGCCCCTTCAACGCCGTCATCACCGACCCGCCCTACAGCTCTGGTGGCCAGTCGAAGGGCGACCGGGCGCGATCCACCGGCCAGAAATACCTGAACTCCGGCGCGACGAAATATCCCGACTTCCTGGGCGACACCAAGGATCAGCGCTCCTACCTGCACTGGAGCGCCCTCTGGATGGCCCTGTGCCACGCCAGGATGGCCGACGGCGGCCTGATCGCCGTCTTCTCGGACTGGCGGCAGCTTCCGGTCACCACGGACGCCCTGCAGGCCGCCGGCTTCATCTGGCGTGGCATCGCCGTCTGGGACAAAACCGGCGGCGCCCGGCCCTACAAGGGCGGCTTCCGCAGCCAGTGCGAGTACATCGCCTGGGGCTCCAAGGGCAGCCTGGCCGGCGATCGCTACAACCCCGGCCTGTTCCGCGTCCCGCCCACCGCCGGCGGCAAGTTCCACCAGGTAGGCAAGCCCGAAGCCCTCATGGCCGACCTGGTCGCCGCCGCCGACGGCCACATCCTCGATCCCTTCATGGGCTCCGGCACCACCGGCCTGGCGGCCCTGAAGCAGGGCAAACGCTTCACCGGCATCGAGATCAGCGGGCACTACTTCGACGTGGCGGTGGAGCGGATGAGACTCAAAAAAGGCAAGTCACCGGCCTGAAGCGGTGAAGTTTAATAGGAGCAATCAATGACCAAGAGAGTACGCATTGAGAATGCCGACACCGGGAGCTTCAAGGTGTTGGTGCAAGTGTGGGACAAGGGCTACCCGGAAGGCGAGCCAGACAAGCTGGCGCAGGAAATCACCCTCAGCAATCCCTGCGACATGACTGGCCAGGACGTATACCTGACCAGCACCCGCTACCTGGTAATCAAGGAGGCCCCGTAAAGTAGGCCGAAGGCCCGGAAATGGTGGTTAAAATGCCTGTTCCGGGCCTTGAAGTCAGTGCCAAATGAAGCGCACATTAGTGCCAAATGGCGCGGCGCGTTACACAAAGCCAGAAAGGAAACGGCCCTCCGAGTGGAGGGCCGTTCCAGAAGAATTT